CCTCGGAACCTTCGTCCCCTTCGCCGCCCTCGCCTCCGTCGCCCTCACCTTCGCCTTCGGTCGGAGCCTTGGGCTTGGGTGCGGCCTCGCCGCCGGTCGTTCCCGCGTCGTCGAAACCGCTGGTATCGTTCAGGGCCTCGTCACTGAGCACTTTCGCCATTGTTCAATCCTCCATTTTCCCGCTGATAGTCCCGCTCTTCCATCCTGTCGCCGCGATCCTCGAAACGGTCTTCGCGGCCGTGCATGATATTGGCAACGTCCTTGACCTGAGAAATCTCGCGGTCGTCGTTCTTGCCCTCGACGTCGAGCATGCGAGCCCGAGCGTCGGAAATTGCCCTGTAAGCCTGCGCCTCGGCCAGCCGTGCCCGTGCCTCGTCGTTCGCGGCACGCGCCTGAAGGCCGACGATCTCCGCCTGCTTCTCGGCCATGGCAAGCTGCATCTGAAGCTGCTGGATTTGGGCATTCTGCGCCTGCATCTGCCGCATTTCCTCGGGCAATTCGTCCTGCGGAACCATGCCCGGAGGGAGCAGCATGCGTGCGCGGCGCGCGAATTCGTTCGACTTCGGCCAATCCTGCGCGTCGGCGACAAGGTCGATGAAGTTGGACGCCAGTTGCGGGATCGCGTTGACGAAAGTCGCCATCTGCTCGGCCGCAAGCTGCCGCTTCGTGACAGTGCTCGGGCCGGTCGTCACGGTGACGAAATACTTGCCGAGCGTAACGTCATTTTCGACTGAATTCGGATCGTTGATCGCCTGCAAAGCAAATTTGTCGTCCTCACCGATGATCTTGACGATACGTGGCGCGTCGTAAATCTGGGGAATGAGTTCGTTGATCAGTTCCGCACAGCGCTGGTCGGCCATGCGGAGGCGGTCGGTGTAAATGAACGTGCCCACATCGGACACGGACTGCCGCGCTTGAATCGCCTTGGCGGAAACCTCATTCGACTGGATGCCCATGCTGGCTTCGTGGATATTGGACACATCGCGCATATCCTGCGCGGTCATGTCCGCCTGCTGAAGCACGGCGACGTCGATCCCCGGCGGCGGCACGGCCTGCGGAGGGAGCGTGTCGGAATTGTAGAGCAGGAGCGGATCGTCCGTAAGGTTCGCCTGCCGCCATTGCTGCTCGAAGCCCTGCACGCTCTCGCGCGTCGCGAGCCATTTGTTGCGCGGCGCGGCGAGAAGCTGTTCCGCGAGGACCGAGCGCCAATAATTGTGAAGGCGCTGCGGATCCTTGAGCTTGCGGACAAGGCCCCACCGATAGAGCTTGTCAGTAAGTCGTGCCTCCCATGCCGAGACGCGGAAAATCGGCAACGAAGAAATGTGATAGTCGTAGGGGCCTTCGAGCACCGTATTGCCCGAGCAGATATACATGCGGGCGAAGCGGTTGGGCACCTCGCGCACATAGGGCGAGCCATCCTCGCGCACCTGCACTTCGTTGATATACTCGAATTCTTCGAGATCGGTCACGTCGATAGTGACGCCGTTCTTCATGAGAGCAACGGTTTTCGTGCCCTCCGTGACCATGCGCCAGTAGGAGGCGACCTTGACCATGCCCTGCGAAAACCAAGTCGGGAAGGCGCCCCATGTCGACGTGTCGCCGATGGACGTTACCGGAGCCCAAGGCCACCGCGCCTTGTATTGCTTCTCGGGAATGTCGTCGACCACGAAGCCCCACGCGGCATCGCTGCCGGTTGGTTCCGTGGACATAGGGTCCAGAACAACAGACATGGGATCGGCAACATGCGTGATCCTGATTTCCTGATCGAAGACGTCATCGCCGGCATAATCGATGGCAAGACAAAAATAGCCGACGCCGCACACGACCTGATATTTCAGGGCCTCGTCGCGAGCAAAATCGGCATCCGAATTCTTGTAGATATTCTTGATGATGCCTTCGCGGATCGAGGCGATATCCTTCGAGCCGCCGCTATCGGGCAGCACGCGGATATCCGTTTCATTCATAAGACGGTTATTGACGACTTGGGCGACGAAAGCGCCGAGGCGGTCGACGGTGAGCGTCGGCTTGTTCGCCTGGACGCGCTTCTGAAGGACAATCGGATCCCACTGGTTGCCGGCCCAAAAAAGAATATCCTCCTGCGCCGGCTGGCGGTTGTGAATATCCTGCGAAATGCCGAGGTCCAAGCGCTCGCGCATCTCCTTCAGGAATTCATCGTTGCTCTCAAACCCCTCGGGAATGGGAATCTGGCGCGTCTTGCCCTCGCGCATGAAGGTTAGCTGATAGCCTGTCATTAGATCATCCACCCATTAGGATTGCCCGCAAGAACATTAACAGATTGCGTCGGCTGTTCAATCCCGGTCGAAAAACCGACATTTCGCTTGGGGCTGGACCAATTTTCGACATATTCGTTGACCGCGAAAGTCAAGGCCAGGGCGTCGCCGAGATCGGGCGAGCGGATGCCGCGCGTTTTCATGTCTGACTTGCTTTCGAGCAGCCAGTCATTGTTCGCGCGGAATTTGATCCGGGGTGCAGTGAGATCGGAGACGAGATTGTCATCGTCGGGGATCGCGCCGCCCTCGGTGAGCCAGTCGCGCAGCTTGCCGTAAAGCTCGGCTCGGCGGTTCCACGGGCCCGCACGGTTGGGGTTGGCGATCTTGACCTTGGATTTGCCGCCGAAGTCGACGCCGCGCAGCTTGGCGGCATAGGAGGGCTTCATGTTGCGGAGCGACGAGAGGATATTTCCGCCCATAGAGCCCTTGTCAATCGCCATGAAGGAAGGATCGTCTTCGTCGAGGATCGAGGAAAGCCACGCCACCGCGTCGTCATGTTCGAGCTTGTTTCGGAAGACGACCTTCAGGCATTTGTCGCCGCGCCGGTAGCCGACCGCGAAACGGTCGCCGCCCGCGCCGGCCGGATCCACACCGATGATCAGCGGGGCGTCGGGATCGTCCATTTTCCGCTTGCGCGCCTTGAGCACGAGCGCGGGCTTGATAAAGGCGCTCTCGGTGTCGGCCGCAGCGAATGCCTCAGTCACGTCGATAGGGTATTCCTGCCGGAATTTGCCCATGGAGCCTAGCTCATGCACTTTCGAGCGCCGCCACAGCATTTGCGCGTCGGTGAGGTTGTGAAGCTCCTGATATTCGATCTCGGAAAGCTCGCCTTCCTCGTCGGGCTCCTGGTTCGGCACGAAGTCGCCGTTCTCGACATATTCCGGCTGGACGATCCACGGCACGAAGACGGCGCGATAGCGGCCGATCTTCTTCATGGCATCCGAATATCGCCGGTAGAAGCTGCCGCTTGGGCCGGCCGAGGTCGTCTCTAGCCACACCTCGGACGGCGCGCGCACCCAACCGTGGATTTCGCCAACGCCCTTCTCGAAGGGAAGCGGCTGCGCGGGCTCGCGCCACAAGAGGCCCCACACGCCGCGCACTTCGTCGACCGCCTGCACCGAGGCCGAGAAGTGATCTTCCGCGTTCGTCCACCATGCCGCCTCGGAGCCGTGGAAGAACGTCACGGCGCCGCCGCGACCGCCGGCCTTCTGCCCGGCCGTGGCGACCTGGTAGGAAGAGCCCCGCTTGACGAATTCAAGCTCCTTCGCGTTGTCGGTGCCGACCGCAGGCGGGAAAGGGTGTTTCTGCTGCATGAGATCGACCATGTCGAACAGCACGTTCGAGGACGCCATCTCGTGCGAGAGGATATAGGCGCGCTGGCGGTCCCACAAAGTCGTGCGCCAGTAGCCGCGCGCCGCGACATAGGTCGAAAAGCCTTGCCGGCGCCCCTTCAAGCCGGCGAGGCGCACCCATTGCTCGGCGCGAAGCTGTTCTTCGGCCTCATTGTGAAGGATTTCTTGCGCCGAATTGAGCACGAAGGGCATAAGCTCGCCCTCTTTCGTGCGGATTTTGATCGACGTGCGTCCAAAATAACGAAAATCGGCCTTGCAGCGCGCGACGTAGAGCGTAAGCCATCGTTCGCGCACCGTGTCGACGGAAATTCCGTAGTCATTGGCGATTTTCTGCAAATCCACGGCGCTAGCTTCCGAGCGAGGAATAATTCACGTCCGGCAAGCCGACCGTTTCGCCCTTCAGCACCTTGATAACGAGATCGAGGTTGTTGTGAAACAGCATGGCGAGGTCGGCGGCGCGATATGCGATCTCATTTTCGTCGCTCGCGGCCTCCATGGCGATCTTGCGCACCGACAATTCGACGCCGAGGCGGAAAAGGTCTTTCGCAGCCATTATTTTCGCTCCCGCACATTCATGGCAAGGACGCCGTCGCCGATCATACCCTGCAATTTGACCGTGAACATGATCTCCGTCGACCGAGGGCCGCGATTATGCTCGACGAATGGGGAATCGCCTTTCTTGATATCCTCGGCGATCAGGTCGAAAATCCGCTGGCGCGCGACGTCGATCAGGATTTGATCGTTGGTCACAGGTCATACTCCTGCTGATTGGTTTCCGTCGCCTTCTTCGCGAAGATGCCGGGGTAGAGCGTGCGCGGATCCTCGCCCAATTGCTCGGCCGCGCAAATCAGGTCGTCAACCAGGCCGCTTCCCATCCACGGATATTGCCGATCCCGCGCCAATGAATTCGCCCACATGGCAAGGCGTTTGCCGAGGCCATCGGGCTTGCCGAATGGCCGATCATAACCGTTGTCCATCTCTGTCTCCCGCTAGAGATCGTAAAGCTTTGGCACTTCCTCAAACTCGGCGTCAATAGCCTGAATTTCCCGGTTCTGACTTTCCAGTCTCAAAATGGCATCGTCGATTGTGATCGTGCCGTTCACGTCGACTTGCTGGCTGCGGGAAATCATCTTCGGGAAAAGCTTCGTGTAGAAATCGGTCGGGTTGTGGTCGGCCCACAGGACCATGCGCGGCAGCCCGCCCATCTGCTCGAAGCACGACATGACCAGGGCGCCGGCAAAGCGGCCGACATGCTGGTATTGCTCGGCCGAGATCATCGGCAGGCGCGCGAGGTCTTTCGTCGGCACGGTCAAGTCCGTGCGTGTGTCGAGGGGATATGCCTGACTGCGGCGTCCTTCGTCGGTCATTTGGTCGGTTCCGTCGCCATATTGCTGTCCTCGGCACGCAGCAAAATCTCGCCGTCCTTCACCAGCACGGCCAGCGACATAAGCTGGACGGCCTGTGCTGGGGAAATCTGCGCGCCGTTGGGTAGCAATTCGTTGGGTGCCACGTCTTTATTCATTTTATCCTCCTATTTTGCCTTTGCTCGATAGAAGTCGCCCAACGGCAATTTCCTCGCTCGTAATTTCCTTCCGGGTCACGGCGATCCAATGTTCGGTCGGCAGGTCGCTCGCCCATATCGGATAGAAAATTCTCAAATTCGTGCCATTCAGGGCAAACTGTAACGCCGCGACCGCCATAATATTCATATCCGGTCGCTTCGGGGTTTTCACAGCGTTGCAGCATTGAAACCCAAGTCAAATATGTCGGCGTTCGGGTCATATCGTGCGTCCGCTTGCGCTCTGCCGATTTTTCCCGCCGCAAGCATCCGCAAGATTGTGTCCTCTGGCCTCTCAAGCGTCCCGCCTGCACAATTGCAGAGTTTCCGCAATCACATTTGCATGTCCATACCGCTCGACCTTTGTCGAGTTGATGAAATTTCTCAACGACGAGCCTGCCGAAGCGTTGCCCGGTGAGGTCCATGAGGTGCCCACGCGGCATAATGTTGCATTATCATCAATGTTCGAGGAACGCAACATTTTTCGTGGTGGACCAACAGGCGCCGCAGGTAGCGCAGCACTTCGTCTTATCAGTTTGCTCGGGGCAAATAAAGGCATTCGCCGGCCGCTCGGCTTCATCCTTGATCGACACCGTCGACATGGTTTCGAGGCCGCCGTTCGAGAAGCGGACAAACCAGCGGTCGGGGAATTGCAGGCTGATCATGTGGACGGCATAGCCGATCAGCGAATGCACGGGATGGGCCGTATAGCCGAAGACCGTAAGCCGGTCGAATTTGTGCATCATCCGCAGCCAGAAGCTCACATAGTCGACCGAGAAGAAATCCCCTAGCTCGTGCAGTCGGACAAGGATCCCCGCGTGGCCTCGGATCGCAAGCAGGCGCTCGATCTCCGCTTCCAAGACCGGGTA